AAGCGTCTGAAGATAAGAATTCATTAACCCTTCAGAAATTACTGGAGTGTTAACGTCAGAATCAACTTCTTCAGAAAGATTTTCGGAAATGTTTCTTTGAGCACCGGCAGTTGGTGAGAAATAAGAATTTCTCAAAGTTACCAGTTTCTCACGATAGTTTGCTTCACCATCAAACTCAACATTTTCAGCCAGAGAAGCGAGTTTGTCCTTTTGCGAAAGTGCAAGACCTTCGGAAACTTCTGCAAAAATTACATCAGTAACTGACTCTGCTAATCTCTTATTAAGAGCAATATTCTTTTCAATTTGCTCGTTGAGTTTTGTCTCCATTTCATCAAGTTTATCTACCATATTCTCGATTACATCATATCTTTCTTCAGGGATTGTTACATAATGATCTTCAAAAAGACCCTTCATTCCTTGGAGGAATGATTCAGTCATTTCAGTCTTAAGACCGCTTTCGATTGCAAGTGTATTTTCTTGCATCCACTCGTCTGCAGCATACTCTAAATATGCATCAAGTCTTTCTACGAGCTCGGACTTAATAGTTGTAAGCTCTTCAATGAGTTGCTCTTCATAAGCAGACTCAAGTTGTTCCTTTATTTCTGCAACTTTTGTTTTGATAGCTGCTTCAAAAATAGTACGTGCCTTTTCTTGGAATTCCTCAGAAAGTTCCTCACCGGCAATCAGAGCATTGATATCTTCTTCGATATCAAACTCTTCCTTCTTCATACCATCTTCATCATCTTCCTCATCAGCACCTTCACCAGGCTCTTCCTTACCTTTCTTATGCTTGCCTTCCTTATGCTTGCCACCCTCATCTTTACCCTTTTCCTTTTCCTCCTCTTCGGCGGCTTCGGCAACTACTTCATCATCATATTCCGACTCTTCCTTGGCAACTGCTTGTGCAGGAGCTGCACCTTTGTTTACTACATTCTTAACAGACTTAAGAGTAGCACCAGGAGTGCTGAGTTTTGCCGAATCGTCGTCTGGGCGATAATTGTCTGGGGTAGGACCGCCCAAATCTTCCCAGCTACCGGTTTGCCCAGGTGCAATACCAGTAGCTAGTTTTTGCATTGGTTCGGCAGCTACAGCCCCTTTGGTTACTACGTTTTCCATTTCTTGTAAATTTCTACCAACGGACATTTTTGTATGATTGTGTTATAATCTATATTTATTTATTAAATCAAAGATTTGAAAGAAAATCTTTGAATAATTCAACCTTATGTTCTTGAAGAGTTCTCTCATTTGATAAGGTATTAATTCTACGTTTTGTAGATTCTGCGAGTTTTTCACGAAGGATTCCGCCTTTCCAAACCCACTCCTTACCTTCCATAATTCCCTGAACAAATGCATCAGGGGCAGAAGGATCTGCAACAATGTCAGCAGCAGTCGCTAACATAAAGTCTTCACCAACAACTTTATGACCCTCATTGGTCATTTTTAGTGATCCAACACCACGAGAAGAAACACCGAGACAAACACCTTCCTTAATTAAGGACATCGCAATTTTACCCATGGGGGTTTCGAGAAGTTGTGCTTTCCCAATAAAATTATTACCATCCTTGTAGAGTTCGCAAATTTTATGCGAAACTCTGTCAAGATTTACAGTAGGACCATCTGGATGTCCAAGTTCACCAAGGGCACGACCTTTGACGACAAAGTTTTCGTTATAACGATTTACTTCTCTCTCCATAATAGACATGGGATACATTCTCCCATTTCTATTAACTTGCTCTGCCTGTAAGAAAATGCCCTTAATGTAGCATTTTTGTGCAGAACCCTTACCTTCGGTAATAAATTCTACTTTTGATACTTCTTCTGTGATGAGTTTCATTGTTTTAGTTTGTAAATCCTACTTTTGCTCCCAAAATAGCAGCGTTTGCTGCATAGACACAATATGAAGGTAACTTCTCTAATAATTGAGATTGAGATCTCAGTAATGTAAATGAACCAACAACAGTTCCACTTTGAGTTTCAACAACTGTAACTAGATAGTCGGCAGCAGATGCGCTATTGACTAGACGAACAACCGTTGCAGAACTGAAACTAGTTGCTGTTCCAGTCGTAGTTGGAAGTGCTCCTTCCTGTCCAAGAATTTTAATTCGTGCTGACATTATTCTTATTCCTCTTCTGAGTAATCTTCGTAATCAATTTCGGAGGATTCTTCAGACGATCCAAACATAGATGATGAAACCAGAGGTCTAATTTCATCTATTTTTTCAGCAGCTTTATTGTATAAAGTAGCTTTAATAGCATCATTGATAGATGATGCTGACGAATTCGTCGCTATTAAATCGATAATATCTTCCATAAAAAAAATGAATTTTATAGTACTATTTATATCTCTGCCTTTTTAGTATCTTTTTTCATTTGTACGTCAGTAGCAGCTGCCTGAGATTCTAAATCAGGTTCAGCAGGAACTTCTCCCATATCTGATGCTGGATTTGCACCAAAATCAGTTCCACCACCCTCTGGTGGTAACGGTTCTCCGGTTACCGGATCTATTGAATTTGGATCTGGAATAATTCCACGTTGAATTTCACTATCAATTTGCTCGTCTATCTCTATGATTTCAGAATCAGTTTGCCTTAAAACTTTTCTCCTAACATAATCAACAGAATAATATTTACCAATATATGGCTCCATTGTACTTGCAAGTGTTATTCTATTAGTCAAAAGTTCATTTTCCTTTAATTCTGAAAAATGATTATCATAGAGGAAATCATATTGAATATGATCAGATATTAATGTCCAATCTTCTGGAGTAATAACGTTTTTGAGAATCAGTTGAGTTCTTAGAATATCACTAAAGATATTTGCAAAACGCTTTCTCAGTCTCCCAACAAATTTGGAGAACTTAAGTTCATCTCTCAAAATTTCTGATGAACGTCCTAGATTGAATCCACCATCACTTGCAATTCTGGATTCTGGGACATTAAGTGCTCTGTATAACTTCTTTTGGAAATATTCAATATCTGAAAGTTCTCCAAGATTTTGTCCACCAGGAAGAGTAGTGATTTCAGTTCCTCTACCACCCTCTCTTCTTGGAAGCCAAAAATCTTCCATCATACTCATAAACTTACGGTCATCACGAACCTCTCCAGTGTTCGCATCATAAACTAATTTGTTACGATAACGACTCATAACCTCACGAAGGTATTGTTCAGCCTTTACCTTTGGAAGATTGCCTACATCAATATAAAAGATACGACGTTCTGGTGCCCTTGATAATCTATAGATTACCAAAGAATCCTCAATCATTCTAAGTTGATTGAGTGCCTTAATTGCTTTATGAAGATATGAAAGAACAGTATTTTTATTTCTATCAACAAGACCAGAAGTGCAATATGCAACAGAATCTTTTGCAATCTTAACTGATTTTGCTGCTCCACCAGAACTTGAAACCATTCCACCTGGATAACTTGGTGCTGGAGTATATGCAAAATATTCTTCTATTTCTGGGGAAACCGAATTTAAACTAGTTTCCTCTGAAGTATTTCTATAAAGTAAATTCTCGTTCTTATTTTTTTTCTTCTCTTTACGTACATACCTCATCTTCATTGGATCAATGTATCTGAGGTCTTGAATACCAGCTTGGGGATTCTTAACATCTATAACTTTTAAATAATAAAGTCTTCCATCAATATACCAATTTCTGAAAATTTCGTGAGACTTCTTATCGAAGTCCATTATTTCTTTAATATATTTGAACTCTTCTCTTATTGATTGCTTCAGTTTATCACTTGCATTTAAATTAGAAAGTTCAATCTCTACGGGAGAATCATAGAGATCGCTAACAATAGCTTCGTTTACAACATCTTCAATGGCACTGTCACACTCTGGGTGCAATGCCATTTCGCGGTATCTTTTAATTAAATCAAATTCGGTTCTATAAACACCTTCAATATCTACATATTGACCATAAAATCCACTTTGGATATAATGGTCAACCCCGTCCTCATTATTTGGAGGAACGGGGGATACTATAGACTTTGGTTGCTTAAGTGAATCTTCAATTGAAAACCCAAAAAGTTTTGCCATCTTATAAATTTATCTGACTATATCTACTATTTAGTTAATATCTTCACCACCTGCTGAAGGACCATTACCCTTGATTGCTTCCCACCACTGAACCTGAAGTTCTACGGTGAATTGCTCAATGTCTCCACCAGCATCATATGCTAAATCAATAGCACTGATTTGAGTTGGGAATACATCATAGAAATGATAAACTCTAAGAGCAGATCCATCACGATCTAATTGATAAACATAAGCATCTGCCTGATAAAGTTCTGGATTTGTAATACCAGTATTATCAGAAACTCGGTTAATCGTGTTCATCCACTTTTCAAATGCCGAACGGATGGAGAAATCCGTATCGTTGATAATAGTAACAGTCCAAGTATCAAAGGTTCTATCGCCTGCAATTTTTAAAATACGTCCTCTGAAAGGAACATCAATCGGAGCAACATTCGATGCTGGAAGATTTGCTGCCTTCACTAAGAATCTTGCTTTATCCAAAACCGCATTATCTGCAGGAGCAGCTGCTGGGAAGGAAAGAACAACTTCAAAAAGATTGGGTCTAGCGCCACCACCAGACAACTTGCTCTTGAAATCAGTGATTCTTCTTAGTGGTGGTGTATTTAACTGTGTCCTGGTTGCCATTTGTTTAAACCTCTAAGTTAATTAAAATTTACCAATAACTTCTTCAAATGCAACACCAGTTCTGGTGGCAACAAAGGTAAGACCAATAAAGTTAATCGATCTTGCAGGTTTAATATAGATGTCAGCAATAAATTCATTATTATCAATAACTGCTCCAGTATTATTTGTTTCGTCACAGACAACTACGTAATCAAAAATACCTCTCTTAGCTCTTACATCACGTAGGAATGGTTCAACAATATTTACAAAGTTTGTCCTTGTAATTTCATCGTTGAATTCAAACAGAACATCTTTAGCTGCTTGTGAAATAGCCTGCTCAACATAGATAAACAATCTACGAACGTTAATTCTATCAAATGCAGATGCCTTCCCAAGTCCAGTCTTATCACCAAACAGAATAATACCAGATCCTGATGAGAAGATAACTGGATTAATTCTATTAGAATACAGACGATCTCTTTGAGATTTTGTTGGATCATAAACTAACTTGACTGCATTAAGTATCGAACCTCTACTCGTACCCGCTGGCGAATACCATGGGAATTGATTAATGTCGGTTCTTGCACATAATCCTGCAATGTCACCATTCAGAGGGATATATCTGAAGGTATTTGAGAATCTATCGTAAGTGTACTTGTATCCACTATCGAATACTGCATACGAAGATGATGCAATAGGTGAATAGAAACTGATTACATTATCGGTAATATCCTCAGCTTCATTTACTGTTACTGAACCTACACTGGTATCAGATAGGAATGCTCCTCTATATGGACTGATAAATGCAACAGCATCCTTTCTCAGTTCAGCTACCGAGATTAGTTTATTTGCTAAAGCTTGTCCAGATTCCTTCGTATAATTGGCAGACCCCATAAGTAAGAAATCAACCTTAAAGGTATCTGTGCTTTCAAATAAATCATAACCATCACTAAGTTCTGCAATAGTCGCAGTTAGTGCTCCAGCGGTTGAGATTCCAGTTTGACCATTATAATTCAAACCACCAGTTAATGTATAAGTTCTGCTACCAATTGCAGCAAAAATTGTTCCTTCTGCATCTTGATCCCAACCAGTATCACGAGCAATCTCGTAATCTTCCCCATATCCTGTAGTAGTTAATCCAGATGGTGCAGATCCACCAAAGATAAGATTTGAATTCTCCGAAAGATACTTTCTCCAATATGATGGACTTCCTACAGAATAAGTTCCATCTTTTGCCTTAGAAAGACCTAAATGCTTCTCTAAGATAGTTCCAGCG